CAGTTTGGTGAGTTCGTTTTTCACCAAACCGTTTTGTGTGCCCGCCAGTTTGGTCTGTACACTTTCTCCCTCTCACGTCCCTCCGTGGTAGGTGCTTTCAGAAACCCTTGTTTCCTCGTGCATACCGCATTTCTCTCTCTTTTCCGTCCCGCACTCTCAATCTTCTTCGCATTTTCAGACTCATCGTTTGAAAATGGTTCTTTCAATCTTCGTCGTCCCCTCTTTCTCTGTTGCCGACCTCAACTCACCCGTTGCGTCGTTTGTTTACTCAGCGTATGGTGTCGTCCCCGCGAACGCTGTCAAAGTGTTCGATTTTCCAGCTGTTACTTCAGCTGATGATGCTGGGTGCATTGTCCCAGTTGGAACCAGAGCTACTGATGGTTCCCACTGCGTTCGCCAACCAACATCTGGCGAAGTCAAAGTCCCGCGTCACTGCGGCGGGGTTTTCACCAAGTCTGGCGCATCCGCTCGCTCCTGTGTAGCGAAAGACAGTCCCGTCTCCTCGCGACGAACTCCACGTGGAGTTATGTACGCTAGGACCGACGGGAAGCTTGCTAGCAGTCCCTCGCGGTATCAAGCGCGCCGCGACGTGGTCATAGGTGGTGACCATGGTTTCAGCTTGAACAAACAGTTCCATGACCGAACCAGAACAAAAGCAATGATCATAAACCATCACGACGGTGATCGCATCGTTACCGATCGCTCTCACTTGAATTTAAAAACAGGTAAACTCCTTACGGGAGTGTCAATGAATGGTGGCGCGTATAATTTGCGTTCAACCCCGTTCGTTCGTCGCCGGAACCACCACGGGGAACCGAAGGGTTTCAATAAGATCCCTCGGAAGAGTGTGAATATTTACACTCAACCTATAACTGAAGTGAACACCTTAAGTGTTGACACTCTGTGTTCGCTGTTTGAACCTATCCCCCCGAGACGTGAAACCGTCAGTATTCAGTTTGGATCGTTCGATCCGCTGATCATTCCTTTGGGCAGGGAAACACCACCGATGGAGACCAAGTTTGAAGCCGTTAAAGAACCGGAAAAACCAATCAAGGTCGAAGCGCGGAGGATTTCTCCTCCGGGTTTCCCCGCTGTGGTGCAGCCGAGCACTAGAGTGCGTGGTGAACCGATGACTCTCCCGAAATCCAAAATTCGAGACCTTTTCTCCCTTTATTCCGGCGAACCGCTTGCCATTGCTGGTAAGGTTGGGTTGCACCACCAACATCGCTCGGGGTTTAAAGTTTTTAAAGATACTGTGAGCGAATACCTCGCGTTCTATTCCCCATACAGTGATGACTTCTTTACGTCGCATGACTGTGATGGGGTGTTTTATAACGTGTACCCGTGCGGAGCGAGACAAGTGGTGATTAAGCGTCTATCTGATCAGAAGTGTGTAGCTCGATTACCCTGCACTCGGGAATACACACTGATGTATGAAATGCACCACCGCAAGAATTTTAACGGGCCGATGGCGCGCCGTTACTCCGCTCCAGCGGGTTTATGCTATTTGAACCATATATGGTTTCTTTGCTTGATAGCTGGTCACTCTTTCAACCCAGCGAGAGCGTACTTCTCACGCGGGTTGGGTAGGTTTCCTAGATTTTCGAATTTTCTAGGACTTGTTGAGAGATACTTTTCTTACCCAGCCACCCGGGTGAGTATAAAGGGATACTTTTCGCGGGAAAACCTTTTCCACTGCGATAATTTTAAGGGGAGGCTGCATTCTCTTAGTTACAATCGGATTAACCGTGCTAACATCGGAGGGGACGCGGCAGACTCCAGCGATAACATCGCTAATGTTGTCACCCCTTTAGAGAAAGAGAAGTTGATTTCTCAACTTATTGAGACAGCTAGAGGTCACAAAGACTCCTTGCTACTTAAGAAGCTTGAAGTTGATCTAGTGGACCACATCACCAGGTTGAAAGCGTCGCAGAGTAAGAAACCAGAGAGGCGGGTTCCTTACCACCTCACGGAGCAACAGCAAACTCTGTTGGTTCGGGATTACCCGCAGTACGACTTGTTATTCACCCACTCCTCTCATTCTGACCACCCAATGGCCGCTGCCAGTCGTTTTCTTGAGAACAACTGTTTAGCGGACAAGTGCGGCGATAACTTCTCTGATGTGGGAGGTTGCCCGTTGTACCATTACCACAATTCTAAAATGAAACGCGTCCATGTTTGCCGCCCTGTGCTAGACAGTAAGGACGCGCAACGACGTGTTATCAGGAATTTTGAGTTAAAGAAGGGGAGTAAAAGTAACAATCAGGTGCCTGAGGATAACGTGTATGTGAACTCGATGCACACATCATGTTCCCTCACTATATCTGAGTGCACTTTCGAAACACCTTCCATGATGCTGGTACAAGTATATGATATTCCTTTGAGAGAACTGTGCGAAGCTATGATTAAGAAGAGTGTGAATGTGTGTCACGTTACGATGGTTACCCCCGGGGAAATCCTCGATAAACGTGAATGTTTCCATCACGATCTGCTTGGGTGTGATATCACGATCGATATCCACGAAGATTCGATCACCTACAAGTTCGGATCGTCTTGTTATACTCACGATTTGAGCGTGATCCTAGGTTACATGACAACCCCAGTCGTTGTGGTGGACAATTATTTGTTCTCAGTTGAGATGGTCGAAATCCGTTGTGGTGTGAACTATTACGTTATCACTCGTTCTGACGTATGTCCATCTATGGATTGTGGGAAAACGGTTCGTTTCCAGCGGTGTTGTATGGATCTGGTTAAAGTTAAACTCCCAAGATTCTGTAAAAAGAGTCGGAAGTGCCTTCCCGGAGTTGATTTGATTTACGTTGATCGTAAGTTTGTCGAGAGAGTTTATGAGTACGTCGTGGGCAATTGCAGCGTCATTAATTCGAAGACCTTCGAGTGGACGTGGAACTTCGTTAAGAATAGTAAATCGCGCGTTGTTATCAGCGGTAAGATCATTCATAGAGACGTTTCGATCAACCTTGATAATCTTGAACAATTTGTAGTTGTGATGTTGGCAGCTGGCGTTCGATCGAGGATCGCATCGGAATATCTCGCTAAGAACATAAGCATGTTTGCTGGCGACGCTTCGTTCATGGAAATTGTTTGTTTTACCCTCAATGAGAAATTGAAGGATGTGAAACGCCAATTCAACAAGTTTGTTTGTGATTCTTTTAGGAAGATGTTTGCAGACGCCTTGCTTATGGAATTTCTGGATATTGATGATTCGCTGGAGTACCTCGACTCGTTTTCAGAATACTCTGTTAGGATTAGGGTAGCTGGTTTCGGTGCGATACCGGTGAACGAACCTGAGATAATGTTGGCGGAAAAAAGTCTTAACGATACTGTGGATGCGTTGGTGGTTGAACAGGCGAATAAAATATATTGCCCACCACATGCGAGGCAATCGAAGAGAGAAAAACCCAAGTCTGGTGGGTTGAATGGCGGAGCTAGGCGTTCCCCGCTTGACGTGTACGAAGGCATTCGCACAGCGCTGTCTAAGGTATGTATAGTGGGATCCGAGGTTTTCAAAACAAAATTTTTTGAGTTGCTAGATCTCGCTTTCTTAGGGGATAACTTTTCCACTTTGCGCCGGGTTCTGAAATTCATCAAGAGTTTGCCCGACAGATTGAATGTAAAAGATGCGCTCGATCTTGCGAATGAAGCGATCGTTTACTTCACTATTAAGCGGAATAAGACGGCCTGCTTCTTCTACAAACTTTACTCTAGTTTTTCCACCAAAGTGGACGGTTGCACACGCGAGTTTCTTACTTCTTGTGCTGATTTGTCTAAGAGGTTGGTTGAACTTGGAGGTTCGTTTAAACCTCGCTTTACACCTTTGAGTGAGTGTTTCTCAGTTATGAAGAATTGGTCGTTCTTCGATGGTCAGCAGGCCATACCGTTTGAAACGTGCGCCATTGTTTTGAAGCGCATGATTTACGATCTTAAGAGGCTGACGTCAGGTGAGATTTCGAGAAGCCAATTCTTTAATAGGGTTCTCTTCGACATTCTCTTTGAACATAGTTTAAACGCGCTCATTGCGTGCAAAATTGGAGTGGCCGACACCTTGTTAAAAGATATGTTTATCAGAACAGTGTCGACGCTAGTGGCTGACGGTGTGCTCGACGGCTATGACTTGACTCTGTTCTCATTTGTCAAGTTAACTGCACTAATCCCAATGTTTGTTAGGAAGCTCATTGTGGCTTTTTTCGACGATGAATGCTGCGAATACGTAGCAATCGTCAAACACGGAGTCCGTGATTTCAGTGCTGCCGAGTATCTTTACAGGATATTCGTTAATAACCTTCAAGGCCATGTACTGCACTGTAAGGAATGGTTACAGTCAGTTTTACCAACCTTACAGTCGCGTTCTGGTGAGTGCGTCGAAGCCGCAGTTCAGAGACTAGAAGGTTACATGACTTTGAAACTCAAACAGGTGGCAGAAGCGTCAGCGTCTGAAATGAACAATTTGATTTGTAATAATCGCATAGTTAAATGTGCCTCTAACTCGTACGGTGCGGTGACAGGTGGTCTCACTAAGATGTACAAAGCAGCGCGCAAACGGTGTGATTACGATGACGAAGCGAGCGACTACTACAGCGCTGACGGCGGGTCGGAAGCTGAGACGAGTGGAAAGCTACGCGGTGGTGCCCGCAAGGAAATCTTATCCAGCTTTCTCGCTTGGATTTCTAAGGTAATTCGATCGCTCTATCGATATTCAATCAAGGAAGTTAAATACTTCGTTGATACTCAGATACTCTCTCACACCGTACAGTCGATGATTGACTCGTTGCGGTGTATCAGAGAAGAATTTCAAAAGCGTAGGTCGTTGAACTCGATGCCTGTCATTGGTAGTGTTGAAAATTTTGGAAGACTACTCAGAGCAAAATGCATCCGGTATACTCCTAGTCTTCTGTCTACCTACGAGGATTCTGGGTTTTTTGGTATCGTGCGAATTTGCACTAAAAGGGTATTGAGGGATATTGATTCGTTTGAGTTTTTGATTCTGGAACTCCCGTTGTACTGTTTTGAACTGTACACACATTTTGATCACCCTGTCACGTTAGGTATAAAAATTTTGTGGCGGATGGTTGAATTTACGTATGTCGACTTTTTCGCCTGCGAACTATCTTCATTAGACCAGGCCCCAGCGGAGGTGTTCGCACGGGTGGAGGAAATCGAAAATGATCAATCCCAGACGAATGATGAAATTGAAGAGGAGAGCGAATCGGATTCCGACGAAGAGTCACTTCGAGGTCTAAGTTATTCGGAAAGTAGGGAACGTATTATTGAAGGGCTTCGCGGAGGTGCTTCTTCAAATAATCTGTTGTCATTTCTTATTAGAAGTTGTTTTAAAGTTGTAAAAGGTGTGTTAACCACGAAGACTTTCAAACTTGGTTTTTTATTCTCTCTCTCTTCGATCTTAAGCTCAGTGCTTCATAACAGGGACTCGAGCGTTACATCAAGGTGTCTTGCCACTTTACTTGTGTTACGAGATCTCAGACTTTCTACAGTGGCTTTGTTAAGGTGCTGGTCCAAATCACGGTTGGCCTCCAACAGCCAGGTCTCTGATAAGTTTTTTAAATGTGTTCTATACGTTGAAAGGCGTTTCACACACCTTCTTTATGGTGATGTTGAAACGCGTGTCAACCAACAGTTATTCCGCAGAGTAGCTGTATCCAGTCGAGTTCCAACTGGAATAAACCAAGGTGAAATCGTGGCATCCTATAAAAACATCTCGGAGTTGAGGAGTAGTTTGGAAAACGTCCTCGACAACTCTATAGGGAAGATCACGGAAGAGTACGATGAGGTTGATACTGAGGAAGCCGGTGCTAGCGCTAAAGTGCGAGTTGAACAGTGCGACGAACCTCTGCAAGCTCAGGAAGCGGAACGAGCGGACTTGACTCCTTACGTCTCAGAACGTCTGGAGAACGATAAAGAATGTAGTGAGAAAAGTATCGCTACAACTTCAAACTATAAGCGAGGAAGGAATAGTGCTAAGTGCTGTAAATTCCTTAATTTGCAAAACATTAGTGCGACGATACCTTCAATGAGGGCCGAATCTCTCGGAGAGTTTCCGAAGTGCACTCTCGCTATTCGAGAGTTTTACTATGCTCAGGAGATGGTCATTTTTTCCGTTCACTCGAAACTCTTGACGTTCTTTGAGGAACTGTCTGTTGTTGATTTTGATCGTAGGGCAGCCACGTGTCACCAAGAAGTCGATCTGTTGGTGTTTGACCCAGCTAAAGGAACATGTATTAACCATGAAGGTCGGTCTCAAAAAATTGAAACTGTGGCGGATCACCAGTTCTTTTTCACTCGTGATGGTTTAAAACCGTACAATTCAAAAATTAAACTCGATCGTCACGCCTTGTTCCATTCTCAGACAAAATTCTTGGCAGCGAATGAGTTTCTCTTAGGGTGTGAATCTCACTCTACGCTGAAGTTTCGGAATACCGATGTAGAAATCAAACTGTTCGAAGCCCCACCCGGAGGAGGGAAAACAACATCGTTAATAGAGCTTTACATGGAAAGGAGAGAAAGGACCAAGACATTCGTGGTTACTGCCAACAAAAACTCTCAGGTGGAGATAACTAATCGCATATCTAACGAGTTAGATGAAGATTCACCACCTTTTGATAAGAAAGACATAATGACCATGGATTCTTACTTGATGAACCGTTGTGGCGAATCTTGCGAACTTCTATTCATAGACGAGTGTTTTATGGTTCACGCTGGTGAAGTGTTAGCCATTATAAACAAGACTATGTGCAAAGTCGCCATTCTTTTTGGAGACTCAAAACAGATCCATTACATTGAGAGGGATGAATTAGTGAAAACTACCTATCATGATATTGATTCATTCATCGAACCTTTCTGCAGAGTTTATGGTGAAGTCTCGTACAGGTGTCCTTGGGACGTATGTGAGTGGTTGTCTAGGTTGTATAACAGAAAAATTAAATCACACAACCAAGAATCCGTTGGGCGAACGACGGTAAAAGTTGAGACCGTTGAAAGTGTAGATGATATACCTCACTTTGAGGATGTTAAATACTTAACCTATACGCAGAGTGAGAAGTCGGATGTGCACAGGAAATTCTCTCGAGAAAAGAAAGTCGTTAATGTTAATACTGTACACGAAGCTCAAGGTGAAACATTCCGGCGAGTAGCTCTCGTCAGAACCAAGTTTCAAGAAGATGCTCCTTTTGTGAGTGTTAACCATATCATAGTTGCGCTATCCAGACATGTGGAGTCTTTGACATACTATGTATTGAGTAGTAGAGTGTACGATGACACAAGCTCGGCGATAAACACTATGCTCGACATAGCAGAGAAGTACCGGACTGCACCTAGGTCATTCGAATCTTCGATTATAGAGATGAACGTTTCGGGAGACCACCCGGACGAGAGCAGATGTAAAGCTTTGTCAGCACCTCAGGATTCTATCAATTCGTTTCTAAACGACGTGCTTGGTGGTTCTAACACACTCAATTTTGGAGATCTGTCAGCAGAGATGTCATCCCAACCTTTCGATTCTGGAGTCGACGGAGTTGTGATCCGAGAAGCTGGTAACGAAAAAATTTATGATGATCACGCTAATCAGCGTGTTTAGCACTATCAGATCTCAAGCGATACCCCCACGCTCACCCTCTTTGCAAGAGAATTTGTATTCGTTCGAGTCGCGTAATTATAATTTCTTGACGTGCGAAAGGTACTCGTCACCCACCGTCTTTGGAAAGGCCATGGCTCGCAACTTGATCGAAAGGTGCTTTACAACTGATAAATTTCTCGAGTTCAAGAATTCACCGATTCGGTTTTCTGATAGTGCTCTTTTAAAATGGATGCAAAAGAGAGATTCGTCGCAGATAAAAGCCCTGCAAAGCGAATTAACGAGACCATTAGATCTGTCAACGGCGGTCCATTATTTTAAGTTAATGGTGAAAAGAGATGCGAAAGTCAAACTTGACTCTACATGTTTGACTAAGCACTCAGCAGCGCAGAATATCATGTTCCACGCCAAGGCCGTAAACGCTCTTTACTCTCCATGTTTCGACGAACTTAAAAATCGATTTCTAAGTAGTTTGAAAAAACACATCGTGTTTTTCACCGAGATGGATAACAGAACTTTTGCTCGGGTAGTTAACGCACTGGTAGGAAGTGATGACTCCGACCTGCACGTCGGGGAAGTTGACTTTTCTAAATTTGATAAATCCCAGGATATTTTTATTAAAGAGTTCGAAAGGGAAGTGTATACTCTTCTTGGTTTTGACGAAGAGATGTTGCAACTTTGGATGGAAGGAGAATACTCTGCTAAGGCGACTACTTTAGATGGGAAACTATCTTTCGAAGTTAAGAACCAGAGACGATCGGGCGCTTCTAACACTTGGATAGGGAATTCCATAGTCACTCTTGGGATACTAAGTATGTATTACAAGGTAGATGAACTATTGGCCCTTTTCGTTAGTGGTGATGATTCTTTGATGTACTCCAACAAACCGATCGCTAATTACGCAGAATCGATTTGCGTGGAAACTGGTTTTGAGACGAAGTTCTTGTCACCAAGTGTTCCCTACTTCTGTTCGAAGTTCGTGGTGCACTGTGGTTTCAAGACCTTTTTTGTCCCAGACCCGTATAAACTTATGGTTAAGCTCGGTTCAGTTCGGAAGGAGTTAACTGATAAAGATCTCTTTGAAGTTTTTACCTCCTTTAAAGACCTCACTAAAGATTTGGGTGACGAAAGAGTTTTAGAAAAGCTGAATTTGCTAATGATTGCTAAATACGGTTATAACTCTGATTTTGCACTGCCTGCGTTGAGATCAATTCACTGTTTAGCATCAAATTTTTCATCTTTTTCTAAACTCTTTGAGAAAAGTACTGGGTGGGTTGTGGTACCTAAGCTTAACTCCTACTATAAGAAGTTGATAGCACTTGGAGCGTACAACGAAAGATATGTGACTCCATTTGGGGAACAATACTTCGTTGCTTGGTGAAGTTTTTAGGTACACTTGTGTGATGGACGAGACTCTCAGAGCATATCTCTACCTACTTTTAGGTTGGGTAATCATTTGTTTTTGTCTGACACTAAGCTACCTTATCTTTAAGTTTACTCGTTCCTGCACTACAGTTTACGGTGACATTGTTGAGACATCTGTCGTAGGTTCTTCTCGCAGGATTGATCCTAATAGTATTAGCACTGCTTCGCACGTGTAAAGTATGGTTGTTTTTGGTCTTGATTTCGGTACGACTTTCTCCACACTTTCGATTTTGAAAGGGCGCGAGGTGTACGTACTGAAACAGAATGATAGTGCGTATATTCCCACTTACCTTTTCTTTTACGAAAAATCACCAGAAGTTGCCTATGGGTACGACGCCGAAAAACTATCTCACGATAGTAACGTCCGAGGTGGTTTCTTTCGCGATTTAAAAAGATGGATCGGGTGCACTCAGAGTAATTACCCAGAGTACAAAAAGAAGCTGTCTCCGACTTATTACACGTCTATGGATACACGGATGGAAGGATGTGATTTCAACATCCTTGTCGTGGGGAACTATTACAATACTATCGACCTAAAGCTAACGTTACCAGACTTGGTTGCGAGTTTTGTCAGGTGTATAATCCGAGACGGAGAGAGTACGTTTGATTCAAAGTGTAGCGGTGTCGTATGTTCGGTACCTGCAGCGTTCAACTCGATTCAAAGGAATTTCATTATGGAGTGTGTAACTCTAAGCGGATACCATTGCTTGCATATCATCAATGAACCTTCCGCGGCAGCTTTCTCGGCGTTTAGGAAGATCCCCAAAGATATGAATTTTATCATGGTATACGATTTCGGCGGAGGTACATTCGATGTTTCCGCGGTTTCCGTACGCAACAACACTTTCGTTGTTAAAGCGTCAGGTGGGGACATGAATTTAGGAGGAAGAGATGTGGATAGAGCCCTATTAGAATACGTTCACAGAAAAGCAGGTGTGAATAACATCGACTACTCTATAGACATATCCTCTATCAAAGAAAAGGTTTCAAACGCATTAACGTCCTTTATATACGACTTACCAGTTGGAGAAAAATTTGTCAGCGTGTTGGTGACTGTTGAAGATATTTCAAAAGTGGTCATTCCCTTCATTAATAGAACCGTCAACATTATGCATGACGTTTACAAAAACTTTGTCACAGCGACTTCACAGAAAGGGGTTCGAAAAGAACACCATCGTAAATGCGGGGTCATAGCTGTTGGTGGGTCATCGTACTTACCAGGGCTTCTCGGCGTTCTGTCGGCTATCCCTTTCGTGGACGATGTGATCAACTTACCGGATGCAAGAGCAGCCGTCTCAGCAGGGTGTGCGTTGTACTCCCTGTGTTTAGATAAGGAGTCCTCCATGCTGTTGGTGGACTGCGCCACGCACACTTTGTCCACACCATCTTACACATGCCAGAGTATTGTGGTCGTGCCGAAGGGAGCTCCTATTCCATTCTCGGGAATGCGAGAGATCATTTTAAGTGGGGTGAGACCTAACAACAGATTTTACGCGGCTTTGTTTGAAGGGGATCACAAGAAGTGCGGAATGAATGAGTTAACATTCTCAAGCTACGTACCTTTGCACGAAATCGGTGTCACTGACAGTACCCCTAATAGAGTGTCGGTGATACTCGAAGTGAGCATCAGTAGCGTCGGGACAGTCAAATTCGGAATCAAACTGAACCAAGGGGAATTATATACGGTAGGGAAAGATCGGCCGTATGATTTCTCGAAGAGAGGATCTCCCACTCGAAATGTGGTTAAGTTGTCAGAGTCTCTTGGCCGGCGAGTGACCAATATACTCTACGCAACGCGCCACGAGCGGATCCGGGAAAACTTATCCAAACAGCAGCTTGATGAAATTCAAGAGCGAGGTTCGGCGCTCACCTCTCAGGAAGTCGCCCGTAAACTGGGTTTAACCACCGATGAGGTTAATGATTGTGACGAATATCTCAATAACAAAATCGATAAAGTGGTTAGAGGCTCAAGCATCCTAAGGTTAGAGCTAGACTGAATGTACGCGTATGCACTGCATAATGCGGAATTCATTTATTCAATGGCAAACACTTCTGGCAGGTCTAGTTTCGTTCGATCTTACTTTGGAGAGCTGTTTTGCCGCTTTTATGGGAGTGAGAATTGGAAAGAATATTTAGCAAAAACTTCTTCCCTCCCTATAGCGCGTCAGACAAAAGATTTCACGTTTAAGAACGGGTATGTTCTTAAAGCTAGTGACATTAACAACTCGGCTTCAGGATCCTGTGAAAGAGAATTCGCTCTTTTGTTGACAAGTGAAAATATTTACAACTGGGCGAAGAAGTGTGGACTGGAACCGTCTTCAGCATTTAGCACAGTGAACACTGGTGTGGACCTCGATAAGTGCGAAGAACCTAATATTAGTGTAGACGTGAAGTCTACCGGGTGTAGGTTCCCCATAAGTGAAATCAGTTCGAAGTTCGTTAATAACGCTGACCAAGACCTTATTGAACATAGTTGGAGTCTGTCGAACTCTTGCGGGGAGTTCATTGATCCTAACAACGTAGATAGGTTCAAATCTATAACATTCGAAGATCACGACATATCGACCGATTCTGTGTCAATTCAGTCGAAAGTAGTCGATTACCTGTCCTATTGCTTGATGCTGGTTGACATGTCGCTCTTGCCTAGTTTGAAGGGCGAAAAGAACATGATGGATAAAATGTTAGAAAAGTGCCTACAGTACTATGCTACGTCAACCTTAATAACCTCTGTGGGCGAACACAATGCACTTTTAAAAGGCGTAATTTACGATTTTATAAAAGAGAAGTCCGCTTATATATCCAGTTATTCCAACAATATTAAAAGCTTCATTAATTTCCAAGCTTCTTACGCTCCTGTGATAGAGGAAGTATGGAAATTCAGATGGCTAAACAGTCCGCCAGACTTCAGGCTACTGTTCGAATTCACTCTCGCGGATTTGACGGACGAGCGTCTACCTTTACTTAATATTAATGATATGCAGGTTGTGATTGGATCACAAACCAAGTACCTTGAGAACGTATTAATGGATTCAGACGTGGTGGCAATGAGAGAATATATATCTTCATTACTAGTTAAAGCTAATCCTTCTTCAGATTTGGGAATGCTATGGATGGCTCTACACTGTTACTACGGAACGTACCGCACAGCAGTTACACGAAAGGTACCGCGACCTTTGTTGTACAAACCCCCGTATCAGTTAACTACAGAGACTGTAAACTTCACGTTGGTCGAGTCATTTTTTGACAAACTTCAGAAAGGAAGGCCGGGTACCAACGTCAGACGCCAATTCTTTGGTAAATTAGGGACTGAAGCTATTGCCGTCTTCAAGAAACTAAGAGTGGGATTTCCCAAAATTAGTGCTATGAACGTACCCGATGAGTACTCGTACTTAAATCTCGACTATTATAAGCACATCCCGGAAAAGGGGCTCAGTGAAGAAGAAAAACTTGTGCTGTGTAATCTTAGAAGCTCTGTTGACGAAATGTGTACTAACCGCGCTCTAAGCATTAGTGTGAGGAGAGACGCGCAGCGTGAATCCCGTGGTAATTCTTTAGCTAAGCGTAGTGCCGAACGTACGAGTGGTTCCAAGTTCACTAAGTCTCATGGCCTTAACCGCCTCAAACAACGACTTTTCATCTAAAATCTTAGAAGCTCGGGACATCTCTAGTGAAGTGGTTGAAAAGTTTTCCGAAAATTTGAATGTGGATACTATAACACAATCCTCAGACAGTAGTTTTTCAAGTACAGAGGTTGCTGAAGCGTTTCCTGCCGTTTTAGCTAAATTAAGAGAAATAACCAAGTCAGATCCAAAGCAAGACGCTGTGCACTTTATGATGCTCATGTTTAGAGCTAGTAACATTTCCACTAGCACTTTAGTTAAGTACACGGGATCGTACTCTTATACTGTGAGTGGGACTTCTCACGAAATAAAGGATGCTGACATCTTTCCTCAAATAAACCACTTGTTAGCTAAGTACAAGAAACCGAACCCACTGAGAGCTTTTCTCTCGTCGTTCGAAACCCCATACATACTCTTCAGCAAGCTACATCCTAATCTTAATGAAAGCAGGATCGCTTGCCGGAGGGGAACACCGCAAGGGTACGGGTACTTAGCGGCCGATTTTTTACTCGGAACTTCACCGATACTTAGCGATCGTGAGCGTGCGATAATTAACAAGGCAACTGAGCACGCGATAAACAGAGCTAACACGTCTTCAGTGTCTAGGGAGTTGGTGAATTTATATGACTTGTAAAGTCTTAAGATAAAGGTGCGTCGGAACTCAGTTTGGACGCTCTTTTATAAATGCTTACTACTATGCCAGCCGACGAAAAGTCAAATTCGGAAGTCCCGATCTTGGACTCGTTTAAAGTGGACGATGAACGGATCATATCCTCGATAGAAGATATTGTGGAAATCAAAGGAAAGATTTCCAAATTCATTGTCGACACTCTCAAGGGGTCCGCCGACCAGTTAGATTTACACATAGGTTTAATGCTGTATGCTTGTGCGATTCATACAACGTCAAAAAAGGCTTTTAGACCAGAAGGTGAATTAACTAGCTACACGCTGTCGGGGAAGAAGCACGTGGTTAACACGCGAGATTTTCTCGAACTTTTAAACTCTCTTCCTCAGTTAAGCGGTAAAACCAACAAAATTAGAGTATTCTGTCGCAGTTTCTCAAACCAGTATCTTGCGGTGTGTAGAGAATTTGGTGAAAAGTTACCCAAACAGGTCAGGGGCACCAAACTTGGAATCCCAACACAGTACTCCTACCTGCAAGCCGACTTTATTTCAGATTGCGCCGGTTTAAGCGAGGTCGAACAGGCTGTTCTGATAAAAGGAAAAGATATCGCCCTTAAATCAGCCGCTGTGGTTGGTACGACAGCTACCACTAACTTGTACGAGTTGGGAACTCACTCACGCACTTAACTCTACTGATGTTAAGTGATTACGAAGTGGGATCCAATAATTCATCACACTACTTGGCTATTGCCGTAGTGTGTTCCGAAAATTCCGATGAATTACTAATGTTCGAATCGGAAGACAGCAACGAAAACGCAATTTTCTTTGAAGACAGTTGCGTTATTTCTAAGTCACCGTCCGGCGGTGCTTTAAATTGCGCTGAAAATTATTACTTGACTAGTAACGCAGGTTTGTTAGATTTTTTAAAATCTACTAATTTTAAATCACCCAAGCCTTTACCCGTGGCTAACAGATGCAGTAACGGACCTAACCACGTTGACTTTCATATGAGACCTCTTCATTTAGGGCTTATATTCCGGGTGAACCTATCTTTGAAGTCTCTCGACGATCTTGACACTTTTCAGGATTCTTTAGTTAAGATAAAAGGTTTTTGGAATAACGGTGCGCAGCACCAGTCTATGTTTCACTATCTATCTAACTTCATAAACTACGAAAAGTATTCTATAGTGTCCTTTGAGTATTTTAAGTTATGAAGTTGTATATCCAAGTCAAGTTCTACGAAAGCTACTTGAAACTAATCACTGACTTGTTGGAAGCGATAAACGCATCCAACTCATCTAACGAAAAACTAGTAGAGTGGGTGACAGACTTCACCGATCTGTGTTCCCGCTTGCAGGCTTTAAAAAGCGACGTAAATGACGCTAAACGCGAAGAAAGCGCGAACAACTTGACCAGGAAGGCGAACATACTAAAACTAGCTGGAGACAACCTCGCTTCCATACGGGATGAGTTGCGAAAGAGAGTGTTTCGCGATATTATCGATCTGAGCACAGAAGACACCCTTAGGTTTTTTGTTGCGAGGTTCATGGAAGTGACTTCACATACAAAGGACGAGTCTCTTTCGTACAACGTGCGCGACATCGTAAACACAGTTCTGAGGAGAATATCGTCGGAACGTAGCCTAGATGTGTCGACGAACACGTTCAAACAGTGCGATTTGCTACGCATGCAGAAATCCCTACGAAGTGTGTGGAAACACACTCTAGGGCACAGCGAAGCTGAGCTATTTGTGGAAGAAAAATAGCGTCATCGCGCTCTGTGTTTGTAACTATTACTTAAATGAAAATTTTTAAAATCCATAAAAATCAAATAACAAAACAAAACAAAACAAAAAGATTAAATAAAATAAAAACTCGTATTGGAAATTCGAATTCCATACGATTGTGTGCTAACTCGTAGGTGATTGCTTTCCTACGACTAACTTAAACCCTCACAGAGTGAGAGCGAGAGCAAGAGCTTATCGCGTGTGTGCAGGTTAGTATAATGATGGTACTAGATGATCTATACAGATCATCATAACCATCTCACCGAGAACAAAGACGCGTTTTCGGGACACTAAATAAGCGCCTTATTTACCTATCTCTTCTATTTTTTTCCTC